TTACAACCATCTGTTAACTCTCTTTTAATTCCACCAGAACCTCTTGGTGATTGAACTATTGTAATGTCGTGAGTTGAAATACCAGTAATTCTGTATTGCTCACCATCATCATAATCGTTTGTTGCGGCGGTTGTTGAGAATGAAATTATATCTCCAACATTTAATGCTGTTCCGTCTGTTACTGTAATTGTTGTATCACCTACTGAAGTAGATGAGTCGTTTAGTGTAGTTGCTCCTTCGTTTTCGTAAGCAGTTGCACTTGGACAAGTTGATACTTGTAAATTATTACCCCACGCACCGCCCGTTCTTGCGGCGAAAGTTCCAACTGCACCTTGTCCTGATGCGTAGTTGTTTGTGTAATGATCTGTATTCTTAATTAATATTCCAGTTCCGTCTGCTGATGCATTTAACAGTCCTGAATTGTTTACTCGTACTACTTTTAGATTATTAGTGTACTGCAAGAAATTTGCGGCACAGAAAAATTCTTCAAAATTATTAGAGTCTGGTTTTCCAAAAGTTTCAACCAAGTCTGCCTCACTTGATATTGTAACTATCTCTTCTACTGGTCCTTGTCTGAATTCACCAGCAAAAGCACCGATAGAAGTTGAAACCGCAGGAATAACTCTAGTTAAATCTAATTCCTGTACGAGAACACCTGGTGATACTTGAAATGCCATAGGTCTCTCCTTTAAATTAACATTTTTTTATCTGTCAAGTTTCGTATTATTCATACGCCCATAGTCAAAGTTATTATTCTACTATTTATAAGTAAAACGTTTTTTACTACATACCCTTACGAACTACCGGGTGCCATACAGTGCCATACTCGTCTGCAAAAGATTTTTCTTCTTCAGGTGTGCCATCATCTATAAATCCAAAAGGTGCCATATCTTGTTCAACTAGATGTGCTTGTTCTTCATATATCTGTGCCCTAATATTAGAATCAGTCATTTCTTTAAAGTATTCTTGATTAGACAACCAACCAAAAATTACAAGACACATCACTAAATCATCATTACAACCTTCTTCTGCCATCCAACTATTACCTCTACGAGAAAATGTTGACATTTCTTCAATAATATTAAAATCATTTACTATAACTTTATCTGATTCTATTAGTGTTTTAAATCCTGAACAACCTATCTTTTTAATTTGTTTTGTCATACGAACACCTATTGATGTTCCTCTACCACTAAATCCAGCACCTAAAACTTGACCTGCTCTACCACGTTGTGTTGTCATAAGCATATTTTCATATTCTAATTCATACTGCATAGTGTCTGAAATTTGTTGACCTAAATCATTGACTTCAACTAAAACGTGAGCATCATTAAAACCTTTGCACGCCTTTTCAATAATACTAGGAAATACAAATGGTTTTACTTCATTGTTTTTATAAGTTGCAACAACTCTATATGGTATTTTTGTAACATCAAATATTATAAACGCAGAGTAATCTTTTATTGTACCTCTAGCAACGTCAACCGTACATACATAGGTGTTACCCTTTATAGGTTTTTCAAACATCTGTAAACCACCTTTTGATTCTATTGGTGGTATATGTGGTGTTGTTTTAATTTTACTTGGTGCTATTAAAGTGTCTATAGAACCTAAAAACTCGCACTCAAATTCTGACTGAAACTGTTCAGGTGATGTGTTTCGAATTGTTTCTTCTTTCCATTTTTCATCTCTACCTGGTACCTCTGACCAATGCACTTCAATGGGTATATAATCATTTTGTTTATTTTGAGCATCAACCCACAATTTATAATACATATTCATTCCGTGAGGTGTAGACACGATAATCATTTTTGTATTTTTACCAGATGAGATTGTAGGATATACTGAACTAAAAAACATCTCGGCAATATTTGCTGGTACGAATGCAAACTCATCTAAAAATATAATGTTAAAAGAACCACCTCTGATAGCAGATGATGAAGTTGCGGCGGCGACTATAGTTGATTTATTTTCTAATTCAATATTACCTTTATTCCAATTGATAACACCTTGTTGTAACCACTTTGGTAAATTTTCGTATGCTAATTGTAAACGACCTAAAATATCTCTTGCAGTTGATGATTTGTTTGCAAGTATTGCCAGATTAGAATTAGGATTGAAAAGAGCATAATGTAGTAAATAAGATATTGTAGTTGTAGATTTACCTGACTGTCTTGGTAATTTACAAATTGTAAATCTATTATCGTGTATTGTTTGAACAATATGTCTTTGAAAAGGATACATTTTAAAAGGCACTAAACCTTCATCAAGAGAAACTATTTGAATATACTTCTGCATAAAATACAAAGGGTCTTTTGCACACTTTTGATATTCTTTTATCTGTTCTTTTGTGTACTCAACCTTTGTATTAATCTTTTTTAAATTAGGATTTCCTAAATATGCATCACTCAATGATAACTCCTTCTATGTGAGTATAACCCATCTTTTTAGCAGTATTTATTCTTCTGCTACCTCTAAACACAACATATTTCTTTCTCTTATAAAAAATGCCTTGTGCGCCCATAACACTTGAATGATTATCTATTTTTATTTCGATAGGGTCATTAAGAATACCAGTTTCATATAAATCATCTAAAAATAAATTATGATCAACTGATGTTAATTCACTTATCTTGAATATCTTTGACTTCTTTAATTTGTTTTTCGCCTTCAGTATTTTCATCTTTTAACATCTTTTGTAATTCAGCAGTTGAACCAACAAACAAAGCATTTTTGATGTTGGTGTTTTTTTGTGGTACTTCTTTTAAATCTTTTAATTTCTTTTGTAAGTCTTGTAATTTATCTGTTACTTGTGCTACTTGACCTATCAATTGACCTGCTACTTCGTATGCTCTAGGGTGCTGACCTTCTTTTGCAATATCTAAAATACCGTCAATTGCTTTTTGACCTTTTTCAATTAAGTCATAATAATTTTCTCTGCTATTGACATAATCATTATCAATATCATCTTTATCTTTGTCTTCTTTTCTTATAGTTGGTGCTTTAAATTCTTCAACATCAACTTCATTATTTTCTATACCTAAAATATCATTTAGGTTATCTTCAAGTTTAGACATCTTCATCTCTTGTTGTGTCATATTTCTTACCATCAGTAAAATGACTTATTGTTGTTGTAAAACCAAAATCATCATCTGCGTCTGCTGATTCTGGGTTAGGCACTACAACTATTCTTTCTTCTCTTGCTTTATTTGTAGTGTCTGTATCAGTATATATGTCTGATTGAACTGTTTTGATAACTTTTTGTGTTTGTGCTGGACCATAGAGATATGTTTTAGCATCAAAACTTAAAGTATAAACAACCGCCCTTCTTTGTGTAAATGAACCATCATATGAATCTTGATAATTTATTTGTTTTAATATTATGGGTACATCTCTTTTTATGTTTAATTCTGGAACAACATTAATTGTTACAGTATAATCTGGTTGAAAGAATGGTAATACTTGTTCTATAATTTGAAGACCACCTTCAGCAGTTGCAGTAAAAACATTTAGATCGTATGAAATTGTATAAGGCACAGGTGTATAATTATAATTTAATACTTTACCATCAATGTTACTTTTTACTGTTTTAAATTTTTGTAGTCTTGTTAATTTTCTTTCAGGATCGTATGCCAGTGATTTTATTTCAAAACTCATTCTTGGTAACGTTACAGCAAACTCTCTTTCTTCTAAATCAGGTTGTTGATTTAGTCTTGCTAAAAACTTTTCTTTAGGAGCATATGCTAATGGAACAGCAATTGATTGTACAACATCACCACTACTATTTTTTCTTTGTATTTGAATACTATTAAAAATGGCACCAAATGCAATGGTACATTTTCTTAAACCTTCGTTATAAAAATATTTTCCTAACATCAAAAGTCCACTTCTCCGAACGGGTTACGTTCAGTAAAATCTAATATATCATCTGATGCACTTGCTGTATCAAAACCTGCCTCTGTATCTAAATCAATATTATCTGCATAACTTTGAGATTGTGTTTGTATATTAAAATCTTCAGTTAAGAAGTATTGAACTCTACCATCAGCACTATCATTTTCTAGTATTAAGTATGCTCTAGTTGAATCTTCTATCGTGCCATCTTCTAATTCTATTTGATAGTCTAATTGATCTAAACTATATTGATCTTCAGCACCATCAATATCAGGCACTCCAGTTTCAAGTTTTTCTGATGAATACTCCCATCTAGTGCATTGTAATTTATAAACAGGTAGTTGACCTAATTGAAAAAATGGTTCTTGATCCTGTACAAATTGTATCTCAAAGAAAGAATTCATTAAAGGAAAATATATTATATCACCTTCATTAGGTCTACCTTCTGAAATTAAAGTTGCATAATTATCTACAGCACTTTCAAATCTTCTTTTTGCTACTGTAAACGTTGTGTCTTCTCTTATTTCTAAACCAAATTTGCTTATTAACTCTTGCTCACCTTGAAAACCTTCATTTGTTTCCATATACATTTCAATGGCGTGACTACTATCAAATTTTGATAGCATATCTTCACCTAATAAAATGTCTTGATTTACTATTGTTCTAGGCAAATAAAAAATATCGAAACCGTATATTTGCAAACCTTCGATAATTAAATCTTCATATAATAGTTTTTCACTATCATTTCCAATTCCTTGTCCGCCTTGGAAGTATCTGTTAACTGCCATAACTTACCCCATTATCATATGTGAGGGTAATTCATAAGTTTCTCTAATGTCTGTTTCTAATTTTTCAATTTCTTGTATTGCTTGTTGATAAATTTCACCACCATTTAAAGTGACACCACCAACCATTGTAACACCATTAAATTTTGATAAGTTAACACCCCATTGTCTTTTTATCAAAGCAGTGACATATCTTTTTAAATGTATGTCATTGTAAATGTCTGTGTATGATTCTGGGTCTAACTTTCTGTAACACTCTATCACAAGATATTCACCTACTTGTAAATCATTCTTCCAGTCCATATCAATGTATAATCTATTATCGTGCTGATTAAACCTCAAAGGTTTTTCACCAACAAGAACGTGATCTAAAAAATCTAAATGTCTTAGTACGACATCATAGTTTACTATTGAGGTAGATGAAAAATCATATAAGTCATTTAATCTCATTTGATAACGAACATCAAAAAGATTTAAATTACCTTTGTCAGAAAATGGAAAAATGTTTATAACTGATACAACACTATCAGGCACCATTAAATAATTTGTATCTTCTTCCCAAGAAGTAGATGCTGTATTACCTTCTGTTCTTGTTTCACTTGTATTACCAATAATTCTATTTTTATCAGTTTGAGTATATTTGTATTTTAAATAAGTTCTACGAATAGCATCATAGTGAAATTGAGCATAAAACTGTAATGCCTCATCTATTCTATCATCAACTTGCTCATCATCTACGTTTATTTCAATTACAGGTTTACCTAAATTTCTTAGTGCATATTGTTTTAGTGTTTCTCTTGAAGAAGGTGTCGACATATTATCCTACTTATGAACCTGGTGTAAATATTGTCTTTACTACTGTTGTTCCGTCTGATGCTAATATATTAATTGTAACTAAACTTTTTAATTCTGCTGAACTAATTGCGTCATCTGCCATTTTTGCCTCAGTTATTGCGTTATCGGCAATCTTTGCTGAAGTTACGGCACTATCTTCTATTTTTACTGTTGATATAGAGTTTGTTGCAAGTTGTGTGGCACCCACTGTACCAGAACCAAGAGTAAGTGTTCCACCTGAAGTATCAAGTGTAGAACCACTTTTTAATGATATCGTTGTACTTGCTGAACCTGTTATCTCATCTACTTTTAATGTACTTGCCATATTTTACCTTTATCTTATTTATAATACTTTAACTAAATGCTAATTGAGGTGCTGTTAGCATAATTGAGTTTGATGCTTTTACATAATAAGGTATTAAATCCACTGCTGATGCGGCGGTTGAGATCGTTAAACCAGAACCACCAGCGGTTTCGTAATCTGTACCTAATGTTAAACTTCTGTTACCAGTACCATCTTGAATTAATATAATAAATCCAGTTTGACCTACACTTTCTGTTGATGGGTTTGCTAAAGTTAGATCACCCGTTAGAGTAAGCACAAAATTTTGATAGGTGTCAAAATCTAAAGCAGTTGAACCACTAACACTTGCTGTTTGTGTTACACCAGCAATAGGACCTGTTAATTCTTTTGGAACAGAAACGGTAAACAAGTTTTGATTTATTGCTGTATCTATGTTTGCTCCACCTATCACACTTAACTCATCACCTAAACTAATATCAGCAGAGTTAGATGATTCATCACCAATAGTTATTGATGAATTTTGTAATGCAGAGTTTAAAAGATTTGTTGGTGATGCAGAAACTAATTCTAAAGTTCCACTACCTCCCACATCAAATTCAGCATTACTGCTAACATCAAATTCTGAACCAAATAAAACACTTGTTCTTGTTGTACTTGTATTTACGGTGTAATCAGATGTAAATGTATTTAAGTTAGAAAATGCACCTGAAGTAATTTCACCTGACACAGTGTCTTGTGATGCACCACCTATTTCTTTTACAGTTCCACTATCATTGATATATAACTTCCTTGCAGAAGTATCAATGGCAATTTCACCACTTGTTATGTCACCTGTAGAGGGGGTTGATGTCCCCCTCTTGATTTTAATTACTGTAGGCATAATACCCTTTAATTATTAAAAGGTACCGCCATCAATAGTCGTAACAGTTACAGCACCACTTGATACTGTAAAATTGTCTGAACTAAATGATGCTATACCTTTGTTACTTGTTGTAGCATCTTCACCTGCAATTGTTAATAAGTTACCGACAATTGTTGTGTCAATACCTTCACCACCTATTATACTGAATTCATCACCTAAAGAAATATCAAAGGTGTTAGAAGACTCATCACCAATTGTAATTGAAGAGTTTGCTAACTTGGCGTTTGTTACTGCACTATTGGCGATCTTTGCAGTTGTTACGGCATCAGATGCTAATTCATCAGCAACAACACCACCATCTTTAATTGTTACTGCACCACTTGATACAGCAAAGTTGTCACTTGAGAATGATGCGATACCTTTATTAGATGTTGTTGCATCTTCTCCAGCAAAAGTTATTTCACCAGAACTCTCTGTTACATCCATACCTTCGCCGGCAGTAAATGTAATTGTGCCACCTAATGATATATCTGTATCATTTGTACCATCTGTAACATTAACAGATGAGTTTGAAAGTTTAGCATTTTCAATTGAACCTGCCAATTGTGCGTTTGTAATACCACCTGCTTTAACTGTTACTTCACCAGATGATACGGCAAAGTCAGCACTTGCAAATGAGGCAATACCTTTATTAGATGTTGTCGCATCTTCACCAGCAATCGTTAAAAGATTACCTGTGATTGTAGTATCTACACCTTCTCCACCAATAATACTTAATTCATCACCTAAGTTAATGTCAAAAGTATTTGAACTTTCATCACCTATTGTAATACTTGAATTTGATAATGCACTGTTTGGTAAATTAGTAACTGTTGAATTACTACCATCTATGTTTGCAACTAATTCACCAGTTGTTATCGATAAGTTACCTGATGATGCACCAGTAAATGAACCAGTACCAACTGTAAATACGTCTGCACTTTCATCATATCCAATAAATGCGTTAGCATCATCACCTCTTTCAATAACAATACCAGCATCACCTGATGCACTACCTGTTGTTCCGTTACCTAATTCGAATAGTTTATCTTCAACAACAGTATTTGTCGAACTTAAAGTTGTTGTTGTACCTGAAACTGTTAAGTTACCAGCAATTGTTACGTTATCTGGTAAACCAATTGTAAGTGTACCAGAACTTTCTGAAACCTCAACTTCGTTATTAGTACCAGCAAATGTCATTGTTCCACCTAGAGCAATTGCTGTAGTGTTAGAACCATCTGATAATGTGATTGAAGAATTTGCTAATTTTGAGTTTGCAATAGAACCTGCTAATTCGGCATTAGCAACACCACCGTCTTTAATAGTTACTGCACCTGATGATACAGCAAAATTGTCTGAACTAAATGATGCTATACCTTTTGCTGATGTAGATGCGTCTGAACCTGCAATGGTAATTTCATCATCTGATACAGTAGTAGCAATACCAGTTCCACCTGTGAAAGTTAAAGTACCACCTGTTGAGAATGTATCATTCGATCCACTATCGGCGGCGAGTGTAAATGAACTTGCAGAAGGCGCCGCAAATGATAATGCTCCTGAACCATCTGTTTGTAAAACGTGCCCGTTAGAACCATCAGATGCAGGTAATGTAAACGTTACACTTGAACCCACACTGTTCGGTGCTTTTAAACCAATAAAATTTGCGCCGTTATTAGTACCTTCGTTAAATTTTATTGTACCACCAACGGTTGCACTGTTACCTACGAATATTTCATCAATTGCTTTATTGCTATCAACTAATATAGCAGAACTTGCCGTTAATGTTCCTTGAACGTGGTCTAATTGATCTGTGAAATATTGACCACCTATGACTGTGACGTTATTTGCATTACCGTCACCGCCGGCACCTCCCTCACCAATAAATAATCTATCGCCATTGTTACCTTGTGTACCGGTACCATAAGTATATGCTATTTCACCTAATTTTAGTGTGGAGGGAGCAGAAGTTCCTGAACTTCTCTTAATTTGAATAATTGTTGCCATTTATTTAATCTCCCTTATTAAAAAGCACCACCATTAAATACTAACTCACCTTCAGTTGTATCTAACGTTGTTCTTGTTACGAATTTATTTTCTGTTGCGTCATATTGTAACAACGCACCGTCTGTCAATGTAGTTGCATCTACATCTTGTAAACTAATTAATTTATTTGTTGAGGATGCACTTGGTACAGTAACTTTAACTTTACTTGGAATACCTGATGCTGATTGACCAGCAGATATTTTTGCCGTAACACTACGTCTTGTACTCATAGTACCTCCCTCTTATTCTACTATTTATACAACTAAGTTCTTGATGCTCGTGGTCTAACTGTAATTAATCCTTCAATAACTCTTGTAACTGTGCTATCAGAACTTCTAATAATTTCAACATCATAAACATAACGTCCTTCTTCTAAATTAGCAGTTTGATCGGCAGTCAAATCTAGTGTTACAACTCCTGTTGATGGTGTTGTGATTGTAACTGTAAACAGTGTTCTTGTATGAAAAGATGAATGTCCTTTTGCTAATCCACCAAATGCTGTGTAACCTGATAAATCAAAGGCATCACCAGCATTGTCTGTAACTGTCACGTCAGTGGTAAAAGTTGTTCCTTGTTCAATAGTAAAATTTGCTATCGCCGCCATTTATTTTATACTCTTCTTATCTTTTAATAATTCTTTAAGTTTTTTATCATAGTATTCATTTAATACTTTAATTTTTTCTAATTCAATTTCGTGTCTAAGTCTAGACTGTACCATTTCAGTTTGAACTAAAAAAATATTAACTATACCATCATTTAAGTCACTTTCTTTATATGTTTTATCTTCAAAAGTAAATGTTCTTTCTTTTTCCATTATAACCTCATTATTTTAAATAATCCAATTCAATTGGATACTCTTTTAATTGTTTTAACCATTCTTTAGCATTTAGTTTCCAAACTGTCTGATTTACACCTCTATAATGTATATCATCTGCTTTTTCAACTAAATTCATTTCACTCCACACTTTCATAGCAAAATTATGTACTGTTCTTGTTTTACCAGTTTCACTAGGGTGAGTAGTGATAAACATATTACTATTTATACCACACCATTCTATCATTTTTGGAATATAAAACTGTGCAGTAAAATGTTGATGTTTCTTAAATTGACTTGCTTGACCTATAAAATTGTATTTTGTATGTTTTTCTAATACACAAGTGCATACTAATACTCTAAATGAGTCTTTTTTATACTCATCAAATGAGTGTGCTACAACAGAACCCATTGGGGTAAAATCTCTGTAGAATATCCAAGTATTATGTTTTTTATACTTTTTAAATCTATCCCATATTCTTTTTTGTGAGTTATTGTTAGTGTAACCTTTTTCATCACATTCTTTATAAAAGTCAGATAAATTTAAACTTTCATCAAATTCAACTAGTCGAAACATATTTTTTCTAACATATCATAAGCATCTAAATTAACACCTAAAAATAATTGATATAAATGATTTTGTTTTGATATACCTTCGTGAAACTTTGAAACATCAATTAAATATATTCTACCAGGTTCTATATCTCTAATCTCTTTATCATCTATTTTTAATATCATTTTATCAGACATTGTCGCCCAAAGTCTTAAATGATTAGCAGGTAATTCTATATCTCTATGTCTAGAAAACCCTGCACCCCAATGCCACTTCAACACTGCTGACCTAATCATATATGGATACAATTTTCTTAAAGGTTCTAATGATTCCATCATACACGCAACAGTTTTTTCAGTTATCTCAACGTCCATCAACAACTTTCCCGTTTCAAAATATAATTCATCTAGTGGTTGTATCGTATCATCAGGTTCATCTATGACACCAGTTTCATTAACTAATGGTAATCCCCAACGTTGACCTTTGTCAGTTTTATTTCCCCATTTCTGAAAACACGTTTTATATTGTTGTATCTCATTTACAAAATCAACACAATTAATTTTTAATTTTGTGGGTCTTAAAGGTTGATTATAGAGTTTTTTATATTTTCTTATACCTATTGTTTCTAAACTAAAAAACTTATCATAAAACTTTTTTGCTACTTTTTTAGGGTAGTTTTTTAGCATATCATCATTTTTCCAATACTGTTCAAATTTAGTCATAATATATACCTACCATATGAATTCTGTCTGACCACCCAAGATTAAGTGCTGTATGTTTTTTTGTTGTATCCATTTCATAAACTTTTCCTACTTGATTCATTTTAAGAAGTTGTTCATCTATTATAAAGAAACAATCTTCATTTGTCAATAGTGGTATGTGTAATCGTTTTGTTTCATCTCTATGATATGAGTATGCCCTTCTTTCTGAAGTTAACTTCATAAATCTCCATTTTGTTGTATTATAGTGTTTATTTACTTCGTTTATAACCTCTTCAACGTATGTGTCTTTAAACCACTCATTTAATAAATTTAAATCCATCTCAGGTATTCTTTTGTAATCTTCATTAAATTTATTGTCTACTAATACATTTTTACCATCTAATGATGTAATAGCAATTTGATTTTGGTCGTATGAGTAATCTTTAGGTATTTCTATTTGATTATGTTCTATGATTAATTGTCTATAATCAAAATTTAATTTTGTTTCATTTATTAAGGGCATTTTGTATTTTTTCTTTCACAGTTTCAAAGTCATCATCAAATATAGATAACTTAAATAACAATCTATCTTCTGTATCGTTTTTAACACTATGTATTTTTTGTGTGTTTAATAAACAATTTTTATAATAATACTCTACACCTTCAATTGTAACAGGTGCTGGATTTTTACTATTTAACAAAAAGTTTATTGAACATTTTGTACCATCATCAATATGTTCAGGTATAACAGTATCTTTTTTTAAAAAATAAAATCTAGGTCTAACTTCACCTAACATAAAATATTTTATTAAATATTTAGCATAATGAAAATTACATACTATCATCTTCCAATCTTCTGCTTGACCACCTGGTCGATTGTCAATATAATTTTTTGCTTTATGTTTAACTCTATCATATTCAAGTAATAATATATCTTCATTAACATTAAAATCAAATTTAAATATGTTGTTCATAGTCTTTCCATAAATGTGGTTTATTCATAGAATGTGTAAAGTGTACCATTTTTATATCTGGGTGAAATTGATTACCAAGATAGACATAATCATTCCCAGATACTTTCTTATATTTAGAAGTTAAATTAATTTGCCATTCTTTAATATCTCTAACTGTAGGTAATCCGTCTATCGTCCATCTAGTAAACCAAGCATTAGGTAATAGTTTTAATTTTAATCTCTCTCGCACACTATCTTCAACAAAATATTGCTCACCATTCACAGGTCCCTTTGTTGTTTTATTTTCTATGTAATAATTTTGCCAGTAACCAGGTCGTTGCATAAATTTATCGTAAATATATTTTACATCTTTAGGGTAGTATTTAAAAAACCCACCATTAATTTTATACTTCTCACTATTCGTATCTCTCCACCAACCTGGTTTAGCAAGAAACTCTCCTCTCTCAATAGGGTATTCAAATATCTTTTTGTAGTCATTTACTAAAAGTATATCAATGTCCATAACACAAATGGGTTCATCAATGTCTAAATTCATACCATACATTTTGTTCCATTGTAACATCACATTATCTTGTATGGGTTCTCTCACCCATATAAATTCACAGTCAGGTAACTTCTTTTCTAAATACGTTTCGTATTCAGGTCCGTACTTTTTACCTATTCTAACCGTTACAAGTTTCATAATATTCTTTCCATTCAGGAAACACTTTTAGTAAATTAGTGCCTCTTAATCTATCTCTTCTTTTAATATGTCTTAACATTTTCCACATATCTGTTTCATTATATTCTGCGTGTTCTAAATAATTAATTAAATCAGTAGCACCTTCTTCATACAATTTATTTAAATATATTTCTTTAATATCATCTGGTATACTATTTAAAGAATAAAAATTATTAGTAACTAAAGAACCTGCGTGACCTTTTCTTAATTTTAATAATTCTGGTATTCTAGCAACATTTAAAGCATTAATCGTAGTTGTAAACATAACTTCTTTACCCCAAACTTTTTGCATCATATCGTAATGTTTCAACACAATATCAAAATCTGAAGGATATCTTAAATAATCTGATACATCTTTAACACCCTCTGCTGAAACATTAATGGTTACTTTATCGAAGTCTTTTAATATATTAATTAATTTAGTAGGGTCTTGTGTTCCATTTGTTATTATACGAATGATGGTAGATTTATCTAATCTTTTCATAATATCATAATTTGTATCGCCTAGTAAAGGTTCGCCACCTGTAAATTTAAATTCAAGAATTTTTGCGTTTTCTATTTCATTTAAAAATTTACTATTATGTTCAGGTTTTATAATTGCTTTTTGTTTTGGTATTTCATTTAATTTAATTTTCTCTGCATAAAGTTTACTTGAAAATTCTTTACAGCAAGTATTACAAGCATTATTACATAGATTACCATTTAATGAATTTAATTCAACAGAGTGTAAGAAAGTAGGGTATTCTTCTGTATCAATAATTCTTTCTAATTCTGCTTTTCTATCTTTAAATTCATTATCAAATCTTTGCAAATAAAATTGTCTATGT